CTCGACGTACGCGAGCCGAACAGCGGCCCGGTGCGGGAAATCTGGGCAGTCGCGAATTGACCGTGGTCATAGAGGCGGCTGGCCTGTCGGACCTCAAGCGGTTCTACGACCTCGCGCCCAAGATAGCCACCGAGTCGGCGCGCATCGCGATCAACCAAGCCGCCGAGCGCAAGGGGCTGGTCCTGGCCCGCGCCGCGATGACGGCACAGGTCAATTTCCCGCGCGGCTACTTCAACGAGATCGGCCGCAGCGGCAAGCCCAATTTCGGGATGGCGTACCGCGCCAAAGGCAACGATCTGGAAGCCGGGATCGCCGGAAGGCAGCAGCCGACCTCGTTGTCGCGGTTCGCCGCCGAGCGCGGAAGGTTTGTCGGAGGTCGGCATCGGCGCGGCACCCCGATCAGCGTGTCGGTAACGCCCGGCCGCGTCACCCAGTTCAAGCGGAATGCGTTCTTCCTGCGGCTGAAGAACGGCAATATCGGGCTGGGCATCCGCCTCAAGGACGGCGAGAGCCTGACCAATACGCACGGTGCGAAACTCATAACCAGCGGGCCGCTGAAAGGGGTCGCGCTGTTGTACGGTCCTTCGGTCGATCAAGTGTTTCGTACCGTAGCCGTGGACATTTCGCCCGAAGTGCTCGATGCTCTGACGGTCGAATTTCTCCGTCAGTTCGAGTTGCGCAGTGCAAACTTCTAGGCAACTGGACCTCCTGATACGCCTGACCGCGCACCTTGAAGGTATTGTGCCGGGCAACGGGTATGATTTCGATTTGGTCGGCAAGGTGTTTCGCGGGCGGCGCACGTTCGGGGCCGACGACCCCGATCCGATGCTGGCGGTGGTTGAGCACCTCAGTGCCGACGTGACGATCGACCCGGCCGGCGAGAACCGCACGTCGCGCAGCGAAACCTGGGTATTGCTGATCCAGGGCTGGGCCAGGGTGGTGGACGAGCACCCGACCGACCCGTTGTACAACCTCAAAGCCGCCACCGAGCACCGGCTGGCGCGCTGTATCCAGACCGGGGCCGGGGGTCAGCCGCTGTACCCTGGGGAGTATTTTCTCGGGCTGCACCGGAAGAACGTCACGATGCTGACGATCGGGCCTGGAGTGGTCAGCGCCCCGGTGCAACCCGATTCCAGTATGCGATCTTTTTTCTATCTGCCGCTCGGCATCGGTTGGGCATCCGACATCAGCGATCCTTTTGTGGAGGGTTAGACCATGCAGGCGATGAATACGCGGGACTATACGATCGGGCGCGGTCAGGTGTTCTTCAATAAGTTTATTACCGGGACGACGACGCCGACCGGCGAGCGTTACCTCGGCAATACTCCAACCTTGAACGTGACATCGACCTACCAAGACTTGCCGCACTACACCAGCGATTTCAAAGTGCGCGAGATGGACGATAACTTCACGCTTCAGACCGACCGTGGCGGCACGTTCAGCGTGGACAACGCCTCGATCGAGAATCTCGGCCTGATGTTCGGCTCCGACCCGGTGGCCGAGACGGTGACCGCCGCGACCGCAGCCACCGAGACGTTGACCGATGTCAAGCTCGGCTACTGGTATCCGCTGGGGATTGCTGACGATACCCCCGACGGGGCGGGAGCGGTGGCTAATGTGACCGTGGCGATAGGCGTGACGCCGGTCACCGAAGCCGACAACTACACGGTCGATCTTGATACCGGGCGCATTTATTTGTTGCCCGATTCCGCCGATATTACAGATGGCGACGATCTTGCGGTTACTTATGACGTAGTAGCCAGCGAGAGCCTGCTGGTGATCGAGGAAGGCGAACAGGTTGAAGGTTCGTTGCGCTTTATTTCGGACAACCCGAAAGGCAGCAACAAGAATTATTTCTGGCCGTATGTTCGTATCCAGCCGACTGGCGACTTCGCGGTCAAGGGCGAGCAGTGGCAAGTCATATCGTTCAACTTCGCGGTTCTGACGCCGAAAGACGGCCGGAAGCGCGTCTACGTCCGCGCGATCTGACGCTTCCTTTCCCCCGGCTCGGGCGACAGAGCGTGGCGGCGGCTTTGCCGGTTGTGCCGTAGAACAACCGGCTTGCAGAGGCGGGGGCCATGCTGAAGGACTGCGTAATAGCGCGACGAAAAGTAAGTTTCGAGGGCGGCGAGTTCGAGTTGCGCGGGGTGTCTTTGCCCGACATATCTGCCGCGATCATGGAGCATCGTGAGGCGGTGGACAGGGTTGCGGAAATACTGCGCCGAACCAACGCGAACGATCTTGATACCACCGTCGAGATACTGATCGACGTGATACGGGAAAGTCCTTATCTCGCGGCTTTTCTTATTTGCAGTTGCGCCGACGAACCGGACGCCTATTCGGCGGCTTTCCACTTGCCGTTGACCGTGCAGATCGAAGCCCTGCGTGCGATCGGCGAGTTGACCTTTAGCGACGCCGAAGCCCTAAAAAAATTGATCGCCGACGTGAGAGGACTATTGGCCGGGATGCGTCCCCCGGTGCCGGTGGGCGCGGCGGCGTAGAAAGCTGGTTTCTGCGGAATTACCAGAGCTTGCGCGAGCACGCCAATCTGCTGGTGTCCGAGGGCTACAGTAGAGATTGCGTGTGGTCGATGCCCCTTGGGGTAATATGGACCGAGGCGGTCCTGACAAGGCGGCGCATCCGGGGGCAGGCGGTCTTGAACGCGGTCCTCATCCACGCGGCTATCGTAGACGCAATCGGCGGCGGGGGTCACTTGCAACAGGTCATCGAGGACATCGAGGATGAGTGACCGGGGCGGCGGGCTGACCCGCGACATCATCCTGCGGATCAGCGCAAAGAACGTCGCGACAGCGGACTTTCGTGCCGCCACCGCCGCCGTCAACGAGCTGACCGCCGCCGTCGATAAACAAATCGAATCGGCGTCGAAGGGCATCGTCAAAGAGAAGGAACTCAACGAATCCCTGGCGAAGCTGAACGAGGTCAGCAAGAACCTCACCGGCTTCGCCCGCATAGTCGAGCATCTCAAAGGGCTGGATATCCAGATCGCGGCCCAGGTGCAGAAGCTGGCGGAAGCCAAGAAAGCCTGGGAAGACCAGCAGGCGACGATGGCAGCGACCGGCAACACCACCAAGACGGCGACAGACCGTCTCGCCGGGTTGCAGAGGGGTTACGAGAACGCAGAGAAGGCGCTGAACGGCCAGATCGAGCGACAGCGAGCCTATCAGGCCACGCTCCAGCAGAACGGGCTGGAAGCGCAAAACCTCGCCCGCGCCGAGCAACAGCTAACCTCGCTGGCCGATCAAGCCGGGATCGTCGTCAACAAGCTGACCCAGGCGCGTGACAACTACAACAAAATCCTGCGGGAAACCCGCGAGGAAGAACTCAAGAACACTCAGGCGCAAGACGCCGCCACCAAGGCAGCGCAGAACCGCGCCACTGCCGAGCGCGAGGTGGCGGCGGCGCTTGAGGCGGCGCAATCCCGCAGGATCGCGGCCGACCGGGCGGCATCACAGGCCGAAGTCGCGGCGGGCGCCCAGCGGGTTCTCGCCGAGCGCCGCATCCAGAAGGAGATCGAGGAGGGCGCCGTCAGGGCGGCGGAAGAACAGCGCGCCGTCCGCATGGCGACAGTGCAGGCCGAGGTCGAGGCCAACGCCAAGCGGCGCGAGGAGGCCAACAAGACCGAGCGCCTGATCGCCGCCGACCGCGCCAAGGCTGCGGCAGAGGTGGCTGAAGGGGCCAGACGCGGCCCATCGGCAACCCCGGAGCAAATGGAGCAAACCCGCCGCAATGTCGAAGAGCGCCTTCGGCTGCGCCAAATCGAAATCCGCTCCGAGGACGAGGACGCGCGGCGGCAGCGCATTGGGGCCATCGCTCGGCTGCGCGAGGACGTGGCCCTGCGCCGACAGGTGCGCCAGCAGGAGGCAGCGGAACAGGAAGCCGAGGCGCAGCGCAAGAAGACCGGCCAGCAAGCGGGCTTCCTGGGGCTGCGCCCTTACGAAATAACGAACCTGGGCTACCAAGCGACAGACGTGTTCCAGGGCGCGCTCTCCGGTACGAGCGCCGGGGTCATAGCGGCGCAGCAGGGGCCGCAAATCCTTCAGATTTTCGGCCTGGGGATACTCAAGTGGACGCCGATTATCGTTGCCGGGCTTGGCGCGATCACGGTGGCTATAGGGGCGTTTCAGCGGACTTTGCGCGAAACCGCCGCCGGCCGCGAGTTCGGCGGGCTGCTCGCCGACAACGCCCAGTCGGTGAACTACAACAAGCAACAACTGGTCGATCTCGGCAAAG